CGGGGAACCACTTGCCGCTCCACTTGTAGGACTGGAAATCGTCGGACTTTTCGGTTTCGCTGTAAGAATCGATGATGATTACTCCACCAGTAATGGTGGAAGGGAGGTTGGAGGAACCAACTCCGAGGGTGACGGAAGGGTAGGCACCGGCTCCCTCGACGGTAAATTCACCCGTGGGATCGAAAGTGGAGGCAGTAGAGAAAGCGCCCGCGTAATCCTGAAGGACTTTTACCTCGGTTTTCTGCGAGGTGGTGACCTTGGTGATGACTCCGGAGGAGATGCTATTGATTCCGATAGATGCGGTAACGGCGCTCATATTTTTTTAGCTCCAGCTCTGGGCTTCGATGGACCAGTCGGGGAAATCGGTGTTGGATTCGTCCACGGAAACCGAGGTGACGACCGCCGTGCCGCTGGTAATCGCAGAATGCGCGGCGACGGTGGAAAGGGGGGCGATGCCCTTTCCCTTTGCGCTGATCTTGGTGGTCACCATCGGGAGTGTTCCTGCCTGGACGGTAACGCCGGAGGAATTCTTGATGGTCTTGACCTCAATGGATTTGTCCGTGGTGACTTCGTTCAGGACGCACCCTGTCGGGGTCGTAATCAGGGATCCAAGAGAAGAGATGCCGATGGTCGCGCTCATTTCACTTGTGGATGTGTGTCAAATCACTCCGTGACGCCGATGATGACCTTGACCTCGGCAACCCATGAGTGCTCGTGCTGACTCATGGCGGTCTCTTGTTGCCAGATCCCAGCAAAGGAGGCCTCGCTCGTCGGCCAATGGGCCGTCAGGTATTCGGAGGTAAGGTTCGTCCGCAAGGTTTCCAAGGCCGTGACGAGCGCGGAAAGCTGGGATGATCCAAGCAATGCCGGGGAATCGATTTTGATATCGACGTTGGCTTTGTACAGGTTCCCGACGACGTGCTCGAGCTGCTGCACCCCTGCGATGAGGTTTATAGACTCGGGGGTGAGTTCCTGATATCCGGTGCCAGGATAAATCGGAGTGGAAGGAAAGGCCGATGCGGTGAGTGCGGCTACCAAGGAGGTCTCTACGGTTAGGGGGTTCATTATTCGCGGATGGCTGTGACGAGGACTTCCGCTCCAAGTGCTCCATTGCCGATCTCGGCGGTCTCGATGCGGAAGGTGAGGTTCTGAGCCACGAGCAGGATGGCCGTGCCGAGCGAAGGCTTCGGGAATCGGGCGATGGGCCAGCGCACACGGATGGAGCGGTTGGTCTTGAACCCTCCGAATTCCAAATCCATCTGGGGTGCCGGGGTGCTGACGAAAGCATTGAACGTCGAGCCGCTAATGGTGACCGGAGTCCCGAGGGTGTCGGCGATCTCCCCGGCGGCTTGGGCGCGGAAAGCAGCGACGGCGGCGGGATTCATATCAGGAGAATCGGTGTCAAGTGATGACCAAAAGAAAGGGGCACCCCTTTCGGGGTGCCCCTGGCTTGTGGGAGGTCGTCTCTGGGATTAGAGAACGATGGTCTTGAGAGCCGATCCGTCTGCTGCGGCGCTGCCGAAGGCCACGTCGAAGGAGGCGCTGAGGCTGCGGCTGGCGAGGGATCCCCAGACGTTGAAGTTGATGTTGATTCCGAGGTCGGGAACCTCGATCACTTCGCTGACCTCGAGGAGGTTCTGAACCGAAGGATCCACATAAGGGATCGCAGCGGCCATAGCCAAAGCCTCGGGGGAGGCAACGAAGCCCTTGATGGTGTGCGTCGTGCCGTTGAGGTTGCTGTCGGAACCACCGGTGATCCCGTTCCAACGGTTGTTGTAGCTGACGGAATCGAATCCGTAAGCGCCTTTGGCATCTTGGTCGATCGAGAATCCGCTCTGGGGCAGGAGGTAACTGTAGTAGCTGCCATCCAAGATGAGGTGCTTCTCAGTACCGTTCTCCAAAGCGGCCCAGAGGGCGGGCAGGGCGGTGGTGATGAGGCTGTTACCAAGCACGCCACCGGAAGCCACGGTGATCGCCGAGCTGTAGGTCGGTGCACCAAAGGTGGTGGTGTTGATGGGGGCCAGGGCGGCGTCCATGATGGCGTTCGCCAGGGCGCGGAGCTGGACCTTCATGATCTGCTCAAGGCGGAAGCCTTGGTTGATCTGCTGGCTGGAGAGCTGGAACTGGCTCGAATAGTGGGTCATGGTTACGGGGCTGTTCGTCAGGGTGGTTCCGGAGGACTCGAAGCTGGTCGGGCTGCTTACGACGGCATTGGCCGAAGTGGCGACTCCGACTTGGAGCTTGCGGAGGGGATCGACAACATCCGAAGAGAAGTCGGTGGCGAAGTTCTTGAGGGCCGCAAGTTTGGCCTGGAGAACCGTGATCGTCTGCTTGGTCGCGGTATCCACGACCAGTGAGCTGCTAAACGTGTTAGACATGGTGTTTGGGTTTGGGGTTTGGTGTGGTTATTTCGCGACCGACTTGGCCTTGAAAAGTGTTTCCTTGTGTTTTTCGAAAAAGGCAAGACGCTCCGGGCCTTTCGGCATGGATGCGTACTGTTCCTCGATCGATTTCGGGGCGGCCTCGGCATGGGCCACCGGAGGAAGAACGTCGGCTGCGGAAAGGCCCATGGCCTTCTTCGCGGCGGCGTGGAGGGCGCGGAGCTTTTCCAGCTCGGCATCCTTGGCGGCGACGGCGCGGGCGAGGTTGCAGATCTCGGCCTTGGCGGTGGCAAGTTCGGAGACGGCATTTACGGCGTTCGTGATCGCATCGGCCATGGCCTTGGGATCTTGGGGATCCTCGGCGGGAGTTCCCTCAATCTTCTCTTCGAGGTGCTTCACTTCCTCGACGACTTCGCTGGCGACCTTTTCGATCTCTTGCTCAACCTTTTCGATGAGGGGCTCCTCGGGAGCAGCGGGAGCGACGGGAGCTTCGACAGCACCGGCGTCCGGTGCGGCCTCCTCGGCAACGGGAGCGAGGATTTCTTCCACGGGGGCGTTGTTTTCCATATTGGCTTTCTTCCGGTTGTCAAACCGTGCCTCAAAACGCGCCTTAAGATCGCGCGGGGTGAATTTGGCCGTGACGGCGGTCTGGGGGGTGATGCCGTCGATGAATCCGAAGGTCAGCGCGTCGTCGGCATCCATCCAGGTCTCCTCATCGAGCATCTCGCTGATGACGTCGGCATCCATGCCGGTCTTCTTGCTATAAATGGCCAGAAGGCTTTTCTCGAACTTCTCAAGGACATCGGCATCCTTGCGAAGGTCGTCGGCGTCTCCGGAACTCATCATCTGGGCCCTATGAATCATCATCATGGCTCCGTCGGCCATGTAGGTTTTGTCGGCGGCGCAGGCGATGACGCTGGCCATGGAAGCGGCCAATCCATCCACATAGGCGGTGAAGCCTGCGGCATGGCGCTTCAGCGCGGCGATGATGGCCTGACCGTCGACGATGGAACCTCCGGGGGAGTTGATGCGGAGGTTGATGTGCTTGCCGTCCTGTTCCTTGAGGTCCTGGACGAAAGCCTTGGCATCCACACCCCAATCTCCGATCTCATCATAGATCTCAACATCGACGGACTGATCGGCTTGATTAGTGAAGGAATACCAGGAATTCGACATGACCGTGGCGGCTTGTCAAATGTCTCCCCGTCATTCGCCCTGTGGGACGGTCTGAGCTGGGATAGGCGATCCCGGAGCGGGTGGGAAGATCTCCTGGGCGGTGAGTTCGACCCCTTCCTCCTTGGCGATCTCGGCTATCATCTTCTTCCGCCGGGCGGCGGCGCGGATGATGTCCTCGTCTTGTTTATCTGAATCCAACCCCTGCAAGGCGTAGTACCTCTGAGGGCTGATCTGGCCGCGCAGGAGGAGATCGCTCATGAGGCGGCCATCACGACCGAAATCGACGGAGAGGTCGCCTTGGCCCGGCGTCCAGGAGCATTTATACCAATCGCTACCATTTCCCGGCATGGGGAGGCGACCGGCCTCGATCTCCTGCCAGACCCAGAATTTCCAGAAAGGGGCGGCAAAGCTGTGGATCAGGATGTCTTGGATCCCCTTGATCATCACAGAGGCTTCCTCGAGCGCCCAACGCACCCCGGCTCCGCCAGTATCCATGTCGAAGAGGAATTCCTTGGAGCAGCCGAAACCGCAGGCGATGTCGGTCATGAGGACTTCGAGGAAGTTTTTGAAATTCGGGGATGGGTGGTTATTCGCGAAGCTCTCGATCTTCTCCCCCGGCTTGAGCTGGGGGATGACGGAGGAATTCATCATCGAATCGAGCGTGTAAGTATTCGTCGGGGAGCTACCGGTCTGTCCCTGATTGAGAGGGCCAGCTCCGAAGGCAAGATTTCCCGCCTCGGGAGAGGTGACGACGAAAGCCATTTGGGCGCCAATTTTCTGCGAGGTTTTCTCGTAGCTGAGGCTCTCGGAATAATCTTGAAAATGGTTGAGGCTGGGGGCGAACCACGAGGGGCTGCGGGTGTAGCCGACGCGGTAGGCGCGACCGACGCGGTTAATCTGACCGGCATCGATGTCGATAAATTCCTCGTAGTTCCGAGGGGTCTTCAAGACGCGGACTTCGAGGGGCTTCCCATATTCATTGACGCGGATGCCATCCTGCCATCCATCGGCTTCGGTGGCATTCCCCGATCCGACGTGCTCGCCACCGATCAAACGGAACATTCCGCGACCGCTGGAGCTGAGGGTGCGCTGCCAAAAGACATCTCCCGCGATGGCCATCTGGGAAACCAGAAGGCGGGGAACTTGGCTGAAATTCACCGATCCGGCCACATCGACACCGGGAGCCCATGAGGTGGCATCGTGGAAGGCCTCCTCTGCCATGCGGTTCCATTTGTCATCCGAAGTGCGGGCCTGTGGCTTGAGCGGACCGACGAGCGCGGCGACCTTATCAACGGCTCCTTTTGCCAGACCAATATTGTTATAGAGCCAGAGGGCTTTCCGCTGGAGTTCGTACCTTGTTCCGCTGGCGAGTTCCTTCTTCGCATCGACGCCGGTCGTGTAGATCCAAGCTCGCTGGGGATTGTACCTCCAGCTTCCCTCGTAGGAGGCATTGGTGGGGAGGGATTTTTTCCGACCGGCTCCGGGGCGGGCACCACCCCATGACTTGACTGAAACTTGATTCTTTTTAGAGGCCATGACTTGATTTCGCAGTCAAATCAAGTCGCCGACCATGCTCCGCGCCAATCGGGCTTCGATACCAGATTGCGGGATTGCGGGAAGTAGATTCCGCGATCGATGATAAGTTCCTCGACGGCTGTCAGGAGCAGCCACTTCGGGAAGCTGACTTCTCCGGAAGCTCCGCCCCCGTCCGCCGTGGTGGAGGTGATCACCACTTCTTCGACGGCTCCGCTATTGTAAACCTGATCTGCAAGGGCCAAGAGATCTTCATTCGTCGAGCGACGATTCAGATACATCTTGATTCCTCTTACTCTGTCGTCATCGGGTGTCGCGTCGCGGGCCATGGAATCAAGATGCTGTCAAAGCATCACCGGCGCTCGCGCAGGATCGCCCAGGCGACGCAGTGCAGCTTCGTACAATCGCCGTAGTGATCGCTCTCTACTTTCTTCCAAGCGAACGGGGTCGATCGGCTGTTTTTGTTCTCGATCAGCATCTGACCCGAATGACCGGCGATGAAATCGCGGGTGACATCCTCGGGGAAGTGAAGCAACGGAGGGAGTTTCTTTTGGATGCGGTCGAGGTAGAGGTGGGTTTTCCAGGTATGGTCGCTGTAGCTGAAAAGGACAATGCCCATGCCCGGCAGCGGGCTGGGGTGGAAAGGTTTGAACGTGCTTTCGGCGCCTTTGGACGGGTAGTAGAGGTTATTCGACCGGGCGCAGATGGAATACACGCGCTCGCTGTTGAATCCGCTGTCTATTAATCCCGCGATCGGTCGAACCTGACCGACGCCATTGGGCATGAGGTATACGCGGGCGGCTAGGAAGGTGTCGCTGACCAGCTCGTCGACCTCGGCGACCTCTCCCCAATCGATGACCCAACTCTCGCCGGTCGCGATGCGGGCTTCGACGGTCCAGTGGGTGCGCGTCCCTCCCGGATCGGCGCAAAGTGTCAGGATGGGAGCCTGTCCATCGATGACGGAGGCGGGCGGTATCTGGCGCTGGCGATAGCCGCCACGGAGATCGAGGAGGCTGTCGTCCTTAATGGTGGTGGCGCGGTCTTCCCAAGGTAATCCGAGGTAGGTGTTGTAGAAATCGTGCAGGCCGCCGGGGCTGTCGCGCTTCTGAAGGAAGAGCTTGGCCAGTTCTCCCCAAGTTGACTGGGGAGAATACATGGCATTCAGATGGCAGGAGATGTGGTCGCGGGGTGCGGCTAGATTCCCCTGGATCCATCGGCCACCGGCGACGAGGCGGCGTTGAATTTCCTGAGACCAGAGTCCCCCGCACTTCTCGCATTGATACATCGCCGAATCGGCCACACCGTCCAAATCCCATGCCCCGTCCGGACCGCGCAGCTCGTCAGACCATTTGATCTGCTCAAACCGTAGGTGTTGCCATTTCCCGCAATCGGGGCACTCGACGTGGAATCGGTGTTGGCTGCCAGCGGTGAACTGGCTGTAGATGGCGCCGGTCGCCACGGTGGGGGTGGATACCAGGACGCGCTTGCAGATGGATCGGTAGAAGTTGGTTCGGGCCATCGCCAGCTCGAGGGATGGTGCCTCGGTGGCGGAGGCGTCGGGCCATTTGTCCACCTCGTCGCAGAAAAGGTAACGGGTGGGGCGTGAAGCTAGATTGGCCTCGGAATTCGATCCGACTAGCTTGACGGTGCAGCTTTTGAACTGCATTTCCGTTTTCTTGAAAAGATCGGGATCGTCGGGAAGCTGTGACCGAAGTGCCGGGCAAGATCGGACGCGGGGAATCAGCTCACGCTCGGACCAGCTTTTGGCATTTTCGGCGGTCGAAGTGACGTAGAGAATGGGACCGGGATCCTCGGCGACGGCGTACTGGATGAGATTCGCAAGAAGGGTGGTTCCGCCGATCTGGGCGCTTTTCACAAAAGTGATCTGGCGGATTTTTCGGTCACCAAACCAGAAATGGAGCTGGCGGAGGTACGGGGTGAAGTCGCAATTAAACCGACCGGGGCGAGGGGAGAAGCGAGCGTCGATGACGATCTCACGCTCCGCCCATGTCAGCGGATCGGGGCGTTCCCTGGGCTCCCACATGGAAGCCAGATCAGATTCAAGTCGCTGGAGTGCCGGTGACATCGGGGGCCGGTTCCTTTTGGTTCCATGGAGTCGAGGACGACGCGGCAGCCAGCTCACGGAGGATGGCGACCACCTCTTCCCTGACGATTTCGGAAACATCCGAAGTGGAATCGATGCGCGCTGCCAGCACGTCGGGGAGGTTTTCCATGAGTTGCTTGGCCATTGCCATGTTACCCAGGATGAATTCGGAGACTTTGGAAACCTCGACCAGCTTTCCGGAAGCGGTAAAAAGTTTCAGGTTGTTTTCTGAGACGAGCGTCCAAAGCTTGTGGGCTTCGATGGAGGCTTTCAGAAGAGTCGGGAGGGAATTCATGTCGCCCCTGGCTTCCGCCTGATCACAAAGAACGGAAAGACGAGCGTGGCGCACCGCTGCGGCCTGCTCGGTTTCCTCCGGCGTCATCGGTTTTGAATTGGCTTCGGGTCGTGCGAAGGAAAACTGGGAATCCTGGGCACGGGATCGAAGGAAATCGCGCCAGCGAGGATCGTCGAGGTTGCGCCAGTTACGAACCGCACGCACGGAAACGGAATGTACCTTGGCACATTCTTCA